ATGAAAAGAGCAGTCTGTTCAAAGACCTCAAGACGTGGTTCGGCAAGCCGCCCCCGGACAACTTCGACCTCGAAAAACTGATCGGCCAAAACTGTCAGATCGTCGTCGTCCACAACGAGCGGGAACCCGGCCAGGTCTACGCGAACGTCCAAAGCGTGCTTAAAGCGGGCAAGACCAAGCTGAAGGTCGACCCAGAATTTGTCCGGTTCAAGGACCGCGAGCCCAAGCCGGCGGTGGCTGTGGCCGCAGTCCGCAATACGACCACGGACGCGGACGGCAACGACATCCCGTTCTGACCCTGTCGGAGAAACCACAAGAAGAAACCATAAGCGGGGCCGGCGGTAGTTCCCCCAACTGCCGCCGGCTTTGCGGAAAGGAAACCATGACCGAAACCATTATTAGAATCGCACTGCCGGTATTTATGCTTGGGCTGTTTGCCCTGGCGTTTAGCACCCTGCGCGGCCGGAAGGCATAACGTGGCCAACGTTGTCGTAAAATACGACGCTGAGTCGGCGCACTACTACCTGTCCACGGGCGAACCGTGCCACGGGGATCTGCGCCAAGCCCGCAAGGCCAAGGCGTTCCCCAGCGTCACCACGATCCTCAAAATTCTGGAGAGCGATGCGCTGACCCGCCACAAGGTGGATGCGGCCATCGTCCAGACGCTGACCCTGCCCAGAAACGACGGCGAGTCGGAGCAGGACTACGCCCGACGGGTGATTGAAACCAACCGGGCCGAGCTGGCCGGAATGGCCGACACGGGCACCAAGATCCACACGCTGGCCGAGCAGGTGATCGCAGGCGACGCTCCGCTGCACAAGGACCTCGAGGACGGCCTGCGGCCGCACTTGGCGTCCCTGACCTGCTGGGCCAAGGCAATCGACGAGGTGGTGCTGTCGGAGGACGTGGTGGTGCATGACGGCGAGGGCTACGCCGGACGCTGTGACCTGATCGCCAAGATCGACGGCCAGACCGAGATCGTGGATTTTAAGAGCAAGAATTTCAGCAAGGTGGCGCCGTTCCACCCGGACATGCCGGGATTCGCGACGGCCGACGAGGAGCACAAGGTCTGGACGGATTACAAGGAGCTTCTCCAGCTTTCCGCCTATTCGTTCGCTTGGGCGGGGGAGGCTTTGCCGGCCCGTAACGTGTTCATCGACCGCAAGACGGGAGCCATCGACGAGAAACTCTACACGGCCGAGGAGGTGCACGACGCCTTTGAGGCGTTCCGAGCCTGCTGCTGCCTATGGCGAAAGATTAAGAAATACGACCCGAGGAAAAACAGATGAGCGAAACCATCGCCAATTACACCGTCCTACCCACCGAAACCTTGGCCCAGCAGCTGGCCGACCGCTGCCGTTCCCTAGAGCGCCAGCTGCAGGAGACCCGCGAAGCGCTGCGGGCCGCTGAAGAGCGGGAGAACTGTCTGATCTTGGAAAGGATTAGGGAGGGGCTGTGAGCGTTGCAGTCACCAATCGCAGACTCACGGCTCGACCTATGGTCCGGCGTTTTTATCAGTGGGCCACGATCCTGCGCGCCAATGGTGAACTGCCGACAAGCAAGAAGCTGGGGAAACGGTACGAGTGGTCTTACAAAACCGTGTACCGGGACCTGGAAATGATGCGGGATTTTTGGGGCTGGCCGATTAAGTACGACAAGGTTGGGCAGAAGTGGAAGCTGACCGGCCAACCTCCGGAGCCAGTGCTGTGACCCTCTCCCAGCTTATCCAATTCTTCGACGCCCGCATTATCGCGTCCTGGTCGCCGGTCGAGTGGGCCGTGGTGCTGGAGAAAATCAAACGCACGCCGATGCGGTACGGATTGGGGCAGTGGGTATGAGCGTCAAGCGCATGGTCTGCACTGACGACGTCCAAAGGCGCGGGATCCGCGACTTGCGGGAACTGATGAAACTGGACATGCCGGTCGGCCTTCACTGGAAATTGCAGAAGGTTTTGGAAAAGTTTGAATTGAGTCACACGATCATCCGCGAACTGCTTAAGCGAGCCAAGGGCTACCAAGAGCGGGATCTGAAAGCGAGGGCCGCCAAATGACGCCAGAGCTTGCCCCATCCATTGAGGCCATTTATCACAACGGCGCCGAAGAAGGCACCCGGAACACGCAGCTGTTTAAGCTGTGCTGCCAGTTCCGCGACCAAGGGATGAGCTACGACACCGCGGAGACGGAGGCCGAGAGCTGGGCGTTTAAAGTAGGGCTGACGCAAAAAGAGGCGATGAGCGCGGTTAAAAGCGCCTATAGCAAGCCGGCCCGGGAGCCGTGGAGGCCGGCCGCCAAGTACCAGTTGCGCAATTTGACGATTATCAAAAACGAGATGCCCGTCCCGCCCATGCCGCAGAGCGTGGGCGAAACGCCGGCCGAGAAGTTTTTGGCCACCTGCTTTGAGCTGGGTGAGTCCATTAACATCTGCCGGGCGATCAACGACGGCGACCGGGAGAGGCCGGACGGAGCCGGAGAGACCCGCACCCGCGAGGAGTGGATCGAGCTGTTCAAGGGGGACGGGCTGGCCAAGTGGCAGGGGGACGCCGTGGGCGTTTACTGCTCCATCAATCCAAACAACGGCAAAAGCCGCAAAGCCGCCGACATCACCAAGTGGCGGCACTGCCTGGTCGAGTTCGACGAAAGCACGCTGGACGAGCAGTGGGCGTTTTTAAAAAAGGCCGGACTACCCACCAGCTGCATTATCCGGTCTGGCGGCCGCAGCCTGCACGGCTGGGTGCGGGTGGATGCGGAGAGCGAGCCTGAGTACCGAGAGCGGGTCGATTTTATCTACAAGCACCTCGCCCACGCCAAGCCGGACGTGGCCAACAAGGATCCGGGGCGGCTGAGCCGCCTCCCGGGCGCTGTCCGCACCAGCACGGGCCAAAAGCAGGAGCTGGTGGAGTGCGGGGCGCCAACGCTGACCTACCTGCAATGGAAGGAGTGGACGGTGTATGGGGACATCCCAGAGCCCTACAGCTGGGAACAGCTGATAAACTTTAAAGAGGAGGCGGATCCGACCACGCTTCTTGGCAAAAGGTGGATCTGCCGGGGTGGGTCGGCCTTGTGGGTGGGCTCCAGCGGGCTGGGCAAGTCTGTCCTGTGCCTACAGGCCGCCATCACGTGGGCGGTGGGTAGGTCGTTCTTTGGCATTACGCCAAAAGGCGATGGCCTGCGCAGCCTGATCGTCCAGGCCGAGAACGACGAGGGGGACGTGGCAGAAGCGGTGCAGGGGGTCATTAAAGCCATGAACCTGACGCCGGAGGAGATGGCGCTGGTGATGACCAACGTCACGATCGTCCGCGATTGCACCAGCACCGGGGAGACGTTTGTGGATCGCGCCCGAAGGCTGGCTGAAAAGCACCGTCCTGACCTGTTTTGGATGGATCCGCTCTTGGCCTTTATCGGGGGCGACCTATCCAACCAGGAGACGGCCGGCGGGTTTCTTCGCAACAGGCTGAATCCGTTGGCCTTGTCGGCTGGGTTTGCCTGGATGCTGATCCACCACACGCCCAAGCCGCTGAAAGAGGGCACGGGCTATCAGGGCCACGACAAGGCCTATAGCGGCTTTGGTTCAAGCGAGCTGACGAACTGGGCCAGAGCCGTTTTAATGCTGGCGCCATGCGGCGAGGACGCAGAAGGCAAGCGCTTGTACCGCTTAGAAGTAACCAAACGCGGCAAGCGGTCTAATCTCAATTCTAACGGCATTGTGGCGCAAAATTCAGTCCAGCCGCATATAAACCTTAAGCACAGCGACCACGGCATGGCGTGGATTGAGGCGGGGGAGGCGGTCAAAGCTAAAAGAGGGCCTAAGCCCAGCGAAGTTGATTGGTCGATGCTTAAAAAGTGGCCTGCCCGATACCAGGACATTATGGAGTTTTTTGGGCGCAAGCTGGACAAGTCTGAAAAGACGATTGAACGATACTTAAAGGCCGCTGTTGATACGGATGAGATACAAAAAACAGGCGACCTTTATTTGCTAAAAACCAACGAAAGCGAACCATTTTGATGAACAGACAAATTAAACTTGTCGGTACAGACAAATTAGATGGACAGGTAACAGTCAAATTACCCCCTTTAAGGGGTAATTTGTCTGTCTGTCCTGGGAATTTGTCTGGTGGACAAAAAAACGAGCCTGCGGAGGCCAAATAATGATTGATCAAGAATTGATAGAAAGGTTGCCGTCCGCAGATCCCCATCCTTCCATGAGGATCGACAGTTTGCGGGATTTGGTAAAAGAGGCCTTTTCGACCATTACGGTTACGACCTGCGGGGTCACCAATACGGTGCTGGTGATTGACTACCTCATGGCCAAGGCCCCAGAGCACCCGTCCATGCAGCAGATGACGGACACGCTGGACCAGGCCGTGCTGTCTATCGTTCTGAATCGCAGCACGGAAAGCATGACCAACGTGGCCAAGCGGTTTGGCATTACCAAGCAGGCGGTCAGCAAGAAGGCATTGGACGTGGCAGATCGGCTGGGCATCCGGTTCCGGTCAGCCAAGTCAGAGAAGGCACGCAAATCTTACGAACAGAGAGCAAGGGCACATCACGACAAGCGCAGGCGTGAGACACCCAAATTCAACCTATCTGCGCTCACTAAAGGACTAAAGAAATGCAAACCCTCAAAGCGGTAATTAAAGAACTAAACAAGAAGCGGGAGGACGCGCTTGCCCAAGTGGGTGAGGTGATTGGCCTAGCCGCCAAGGCTGGTCAGATCATTGGCCAAGCCAGGTCAGACGGCGATGACGTGGCCAAACTGATTGAGCAGGCCGGCATAACGGATGAGCAGGCCAAGCGATACGAGCGCGTGGCCGCGCATCAGCATAAACTCAACAGCGGGGAACCGGGAGTGATCCGTCAGCTGTTGCTATGGTCCGAGATGCTGCCCGACCCCATCACGACCAGTGAGCCGAGCGAACCCAAGCCGTTCCTCTGGCCGGTGATTAAGGTTGGGCAGTGGGTTGCAAACAAAGGCCTGCGCTACATCAAGGCAGACGCGGAGATGCGTAAGCAGTTTTTGCGAGAGGCCAAGCCGATCGTCGATGCGTACGAGGAGCTGAGCCAGTGAGGCAAAGGAATCTTTTAAAATGCTTGCAATGCTCGCGTGC